TGATTAAAATAAAGCCGCAAGATATTGTTTAACATATCCGCATACTGCTTACTATACTCAGGTGGAGCAATAGATAAGTTAGGGGCTTTAGATGTAACTAGAGGAGCTATAACTGTCATAAAAGTCCTTTAAAAATTACTATACACGTCATCTACGTCCATCAGGTCTAGAATCATATCTAGGATGACCTAATTGCCACGCAACACCTAATGAATCAGACTCAATTCTAAAACTCATCTGTCTACCGCGCAATCTTGTGTACACTTGCCCTGTAAACTGTTGTACTACGTACACGCTCGAGTTAGGTGGATAAGGAGGAGCGTAGTTGTCTGAGCTTGTTACTAAAGGCGCATCTGCTGTACCATATGGTGCACCAGCATTTTGTCTAGGAACTATGGTAATAGTTACATAAGGGTTATTAACATTTGATCCGTTAAAGTTTACGTCAGGAAGCATGCGCCATACAAAGCTAAAATGCTGACCATCTTCAATATCAAAGTCAGAAGACTGTACATAGGCTGCAATAGGTTCAGTAGTAAGGCCAGCATTATCATCTACAGAAGACTCGTGATAAAGCATACGGTAATTATAATCGGCAGCCATAGGGTATGGGCGTATACCTGAATCTAACCATGCAGACCGAGACATAGTGCCAGAGTACCATACATCATCCAAATAGTTATAAATAACGTAGCGATCAACAACGGTTGTGTCTTCAGAACAATAGAACCACCACACTTCGTTATAACCAGAGTTACCACCAGCAAACACTTGATAACCTTGCGCTGAGTTTAAATCTTCAAATACATATTGTTTTAAAGAACAATTAAGCGTAGCTACTGTACCGTTATATACATAAAACTTATCAAGCCCCATCCAATACGTAGCATTGTTTACAGTAATTGCCGAATTGGGAGAAATAATAGAAATGTTGTCCATCAAAATTTCAAACTTATACACATATGGAGGTCCTAAGTACTGCATACTATAGAGACAAGAATCTGTCCATATTAAGTTTTCCTGACGAGTTATTTCTGATGCAACAATATATGATCCGTGTGTAAGTCTAAATTCACCAGATTGATTAGTAATACTGGGCACCCACTGATAAGGATCATTTTGATCTGACCACCGTACAAGCATAGGGTCAAAATCTGTTGGGGTAATATTTTGAGTATATGAAAATGAATTAGCTCCAAAAGCTATAACAAACCGTTGCAGTGCTGAAGCTAATATTTGATTAGTTGCTGTAGGAACATATACCCCGTAAGGTATAGTATAACCACTCTCAGGCGTATTCCCCAATGCAGCTGTAGATAATGTGGCTAGTAATTGTGCTCTAGTGTTTACGCCCGTACTTTGTTTCCAATAATAAATAGCCCCACCACGAGGCGCTATAATAAGGTCTTGACCATAGTTATCATTATTCCATAAACGTAGTTGTTCTCCGATACCAGAAGTGTATGCGGTTCCCCAACCTCTTGAAATATCTGAGTTTTGACTAACAACAACCGTACCACCCGATGCAGCCGTTGAAGCTGTAAGATATGTAAAAGAACCTATAATAGTAGATATAGTGTATGTGTTTAAACCTGTGACAGTTACTGGAAAGGCTAATTGCAATAGTAATCTATTTATACCACATGGGTTTGATCCAATGCTATTAAAGTAAACGTAGTTTCCGGTAGTTAAGCCGTGAGCTGCTTGAGTGACTGTTAATACAGATATACCTGTGGCTGTTGCAGTGAACGGATTTGTAAGTGTGGTGGAATAATAAGGGGAAAAAGGACCTGCTCCCCATCCTGTACCAATACTGTATACGTCTAAACCAGTTGTAATTTGAAATACAGCTGTTATTGCTGTACCACCACCTGTAGCAACACTTGTAGCACCTGTGCTTACAACAATACTAAATGCATTGACGTCAATATAAGTTATCTGGTGTTCAGCATTTAAATTAGCGGCGGGTATACCACCAACAGCCGTTGCACCAGAAAATGTAACAAAATCATTTTGTGTTGCGCCATGTGCAATAATGTCTACTCTAACTACCGTGGAAGTTCCTACAGTTGTATTTGTAGTAAAACAATTATTAGTATTAGGAGAAGTGATCGTAGCTCTAATAGGAGTAATATCGTTGTATGCTCCACCACGTTCGATGTAATATTTAAGGTTAGTACCTACGCCAAGATAGTTAGAACTATCGTAATCAATCCAATTCCATAACGACCGAGCCACGCCTTGATAAGTAGCATTAGAAAGCCTAGACCACCCGCCTAATTTCTCAGGATTACCAGAACGAAAGCGTATTTTATCGCCGTCATACCAACCGCCCTCATTAGAATAATTAGTTCCCTCTCTATTAAGTCCCGGGCGTAATGCTAACTTCTGTAATGGCATAACTTTATCCTATCAATGTTTTAGCTGTTGCATCAACAGCATTAGTACGTGCTAACCATCCCTTTCCGTATATAGAAAACGAGGGAAGACCTCTATAAAATACTTCTTTAGCGGCTGTGTACTTATTAATAAGTTCTTTACTGTTTGTAGCTTTTACTGCTTGCAATGTTTTTGGGCCTACAGCCCCATCAGCAGTCACACCAACAACCGTTTGCAATGTCTTTATCGCACGTCCGGCCCCTGCATTGATAGCAAAATCAAAAGCAAGATAGTCAATACCACTGGGTAGATCGTCACCATGTACAAGATCCCAATATTTGTGTTTATAAAAAGGAGCAACTTTATCAGGTGTTAAAGCTTTCATATCAGCAGTGCTAACCTTATGACCTAGATATGCCTCCCATGCAGCTTGAGTTACACCCAAATTGGTACAGCCTTGTCTACCATCGGGTAATTTATTACCACTGTCTTTATGGTCATCTTGAAAGCCACCCTCGCTTTTAAGTATGTTTTTTAAAGACGCTTCATAATTAGATTGCATTTTTAGCTTCTAGTGCTTCTATACGTGCAAGTGCTTCTTGCAACGCAGCGGTTAATAAAGGTACTATTTTAGCTTGGTCAATGGCTTGGTATATTGGATTACCATGATCATCAACAGCGTCTTTTTTACCTGTCGTTGCTACTGGAATAACATCGGCTAGTTCATGTGCTAAAAAGCCATCAACAGCTGGAAGAGATGGTTCTTTTATCCAAGTAAAGTTACAAGGTTTTAACTGTTTAACTCTATCTGCAGCGTTAACAACAGGAATAACATTTGTTTTTAATCTGTAATCTGACGCAGTGTTATAAGCTGTTGAAGTGGATGTTAAGGAGATACTTCCTACAAGAGAACCTATTGAACCTGCAACACCATAATAGAAAGCCATTGCACCACCAGCAGAAGCAGCAACAGTTATAGCAGCAAATACATTTGAGCTTTCTGCAAAAATAGCAGGGTTGTTACCACTTGATTTGGCATATAATCCCCATAAAGAAGGGTTTGGGTTTGCTGCGTTTATTCCCACACCAGTTGGGAATGTGTTCGCTCCAGATGAATGCGTATTGTTAGTGTTAAGATACACACCATTGGTTACAGTGGCGGCATTTCCTGTACAAGATGCTGCAGTTGTTGCAGTTGTTGCAGTTGTTGCATTAGTTACGGCAGTTGTGCCTATTGCAGAAACTATTTGTGCAGCGGTAGCTACTGTTTGAGCAGAAGTACCATTACCATAAAGAACTCCTGTAAGAGTTCCCGCTCTACCTGAACCACCATTAACCGCGTTTAATGTACCTGCTAAAAGAATATCACCTGTTGTGGCTACGTTAGGTGTTAAACCAGTAGTGCCCCCAGAAAAAGTAGTCACACCCGCAGTGCCTGAAGCACTTATTGTAGGGTTAGTTGATGTGCCCCCAATACTTATACCTGATCCTGCAGTTATTGTGTTAACGCCTGCGTTATTTATTATAGGTGCTGTTGAAGTTCCTGTTACGGTTATACCCGTACCTGCAGTTACTGAATTAACCCCACTACCACTACTCGCTGTTGTGTAAAAGTTAGCCCCATCACAATAAACGGTGCTATATGTACCGTTTGGTACAGATACAGATGCTCCCGATGATGCCCTAACATTAATAGCATATCCACCTGAAGTGCCGTTTTTTACAATGTATACTTTGGATGCTAAAGGGGCAATGATATCTCTTACTGCTGTATTATTGCCAGTAACAACAAGCACTGCTTTTCGAGCCTCATCTGACACGCCGTTATAATTAGACAACGTATAGTTGGCATCAAACATGTTTATAGTTTGAACACCTGTTATAGCTTGCTCTAAAAGAGTTCCGAGGTTGTTGTTAGTGGTAGTGCCCCATGTACCAGATTGTTCTCCGGAGCCAATGAGTTCTAATCGTAATGATGGAGAATATGTACTAGGCAAGGTAGCCTCCTTATTTAATTTTGCGTATTGTTAACAGGGATCCATGTAACTGTTTGATTATTATTTATTTTAACCCAACCTCTACAAAATTGATAGTCTGTTAATGTAATTGTATCTGAGTATGAAGCGTTAAGTACTGCAAGTGGAGTTTCAGTAGCTGTTAAAGTCATTAGTTCTCCACAGTCTCCATATAAAAATATCCCGGCGTCAATGCTATCTGTTAAGACAATTAGCTCATTTACTACAATTTTAGTATCGCCATTTTCAAGAGTTGTTAATACTTCCGTCTCACTAACTGAGACATCATAGAAATTACCACTTAATGCTGCAAATGGGGATTGAGCAAACGCTGATGTACCAAACATTATTTAGTTACTCCACAATTATTTACTACAAATTTTTGGCATATCTTAGCATATTCGGCTATTTGATCTGCTCTGTAGGCTTCAGACTTGAGAAATCCTGCAAATTCTTCTGAAAGTTCGTATCTATCTTCATTGGTTCCAGTAGTGGTTTGGGTACTATCACTTTTTGTTGTGGGGCAACTACTACTTTTCCTGCCGTTGTCGTACATCCGCACAGACTTAAAAGAATCACGTTGACTATTGAGTGCGTTAATCGCTGATACATTAGCATCCTCCAAATCTTTATTAAGCTTTAAAGCCTCTTCATGCGCTTTGTTTGCTTGTTCAGTGAGCGTTGCAAGTTGTAGTTCTGCTTCGCGGTTTATAGCTGATATACTATCAGACATTTCTTTAATCTCAATACTACTAAGCGCAGAAGATACTCCGTAGCCAGACGCAAAACTTGCAACAATAATTGCTATCCAAATATACGGCATCAGTCTTTCAACATTACACCAAGGCCGCCAGCAACACCACCAGCAAGCAATAGTAATTGACTCACATCTTTACCAAAATATACCATAGGAAGACCCACAAGTGCTGTAATTACCCATATAATACCTCTCTTGGTGGAAGCCTCTTTCCAATTTATGTGCATATAGTACCTCTTGCTGGCTTGTGAGCTTTAGCATTAATCTGGAGTTGAAAACAAGCGTTGTTACGCTTATTAACTTCACGCTCTATTATATAGTATGGTTGCCCTTGAAGTTCTTTTTGTACTTCTGGCATAAGGTCGTACCCAACTTCAGTAACACCTATATCAATACCACACTGCAACCCTAACGTAGTCTCAGAGCCACCTGTCTCAATCGTATGAAGATTCCTTTCTTGACTAAACATATCCACACCTACAGGTGTTACTTTCCTACAATGCGTAGGATCATGGTGGAAGTTCTCGTGCAAGTGATGAGGCACTACAATCTTTATAACCCCTTGATCTTTTAGCACACGGTAGAACTCTTTCCATATGTTTAGGTAAGTTTTAGTATCTTGACCCAGATGTTCTAGCACGTGAGTTAGAGCAATTTCATCTACTGAGCTATCCTCAAAAGGCAAAGTCTTCTCTAAGTCTGCTACAACATCGGGCTTACAACGTGGGTCTTGATCTACGTTAATGTAGCCTTCAAGTTTGTTATACCCACATCCAAGATTTAACTTCATAGTATTTTCATTATCATTTCAAGTTCTTCTTGTAGTGTTAGTCCAGAAGGTATTCTTATATCGGCATTATCAGGTGCTTCAAATATAGCATTAGTGTCAATATATATACTTTCTTTTATTCTATCTACCCATATAATAAATGCACTGCCAAAAGCTCTTCTTGTTTCTTTAGTAGGGCATATAAAATCTGCCACCACGTTATGTCCTGAAGATACCACAATATCACATAAATGACCCATTCTTTTAGCTTGTTCTAGTCTATCTTCTACACTAAAACCTAGGTCTTTATTAATATTCTGCCGTACATCATCTGCATTAAAATGAACTGCATTGAGATTATGGGCGAGAACTTTGGCTAAAGTAGTTTTACCTGAACCCGCCAAGCCCATAATCAGAATTTTCATTAGTTAGACGGTGGTACGAAGTTATCTAGCTCTGTTTGTATAACATCTAACTGATCTTGTGTAGTTGCTGCAGTAATCTCAACATTAATTCTTTCATAACGTGTTTGAGCATCTGCAACTACTTGTGCATCGTAGTGAGTATTAGGGTTGCCATCCGTTTCAGTTTGCGCTTCATAAGCCACTACTTGGTTGAATTGGCCTGAGTTCTGACCCTTCATATTAGACTTACGGCTATCAATAGAGATGTTATAAACTGTCCATACGATCTCAACAGGGTCTTTAGTGCAATCATAGACTGGACCATTTAAGCCTTGTTGGTAAGGTATAGTAGTAGGGATAATCTCAATAGCATACTTCCAACCATCTTGACCTACTGGCACTGGAGGAGGAGTATCCCAACATTGCGCCATTTCACCGTTTACCACCTGAACATATAATTGTGTCATTTTTGTTTCCTTTGTTTGTTAAATTTGTTTAAGATAGGGTTGCTATGGTATGATAAGCCCCACCAGCTATATTTAACCAAGTTGTTAGTGCGCCTACTTGCTTAGGACTTGAATAATAGGTTATATTTCCTAGACCTAACTGTCCATTGCCATTCCTACCCCAAGACCAAAGAGTACCATCAGTTTTAGTTGCTAGGGTGTGATAAAATCCTGCAGAAATATTAAGCCAAGTGGTTAGTGCACCTACTTGTTTTGGGCTTGAGTAGTTAGTTGTATTGCCTAAGCCTAACTGACCACTACTATTAAGACCCCAAGACCAAATAGTGCCATCTGTTTTAGTTGCTATGGTGTGATTTAACCCACCTGCAACTTTAGACCAAGTTGTAAGAGCGCCTACTTGTACAGGACTAGAACGATAAGTTGTATTGCCAAGACCTAATTGACCATATGCATTATACCCCCAAGACCATAGAGTACCGTCAGTTTTAGTGGCTAGAGTGTAATAGAACCCACCTGCAATCTTAGACCAAGTTGTAAGCGCACCTACTTGTTTGGGGCTTGAGTAGCTAGTTGTATTGCCTAGACCTAATTGCCCATAAGTATTTCTCCCCCAAGACCAAAGAGTTCCGTCTGTTTTAGTAGCTAAGGTGTGACTATTCCCACATGCAATAGTTGACCAAGTAGTAAGAGCACCTACTTGTACGGGGCTGGAACGGTTAGTTGTATTACCTAGACCTAACTGCCCTTGAACATTATACCCCCAAGACCAGAGCGTACCGTCTGTTTTAGTGGCTAGAGAGTGATTTGATCCAGCTGATATTTTAGACCAAGTTGTAAGAGCCCCCACTTGTTTTGGGCTTGAATAGTTAGTTGTATTACCTAGACCTAACCGACCATATGTATTTTCCCCCCAAGACCATAGCGTACCGTCTGTTTTAGTGGCTAGGGTGGATGTCTCCGCACCTACAATAGTTGACCAAGTAGTAAGTGCACCTACTTGTTTAGGGCTTGAGTAATAAGTTGTATTACCTAGACCTAACTGCCCAAAACTATTTTGACCCCAAGAATAAAGCCCCGGCACTGGGGGGTAAGGCCAGCTGCCTTGTTTTATCCAATAGGCAGCTTGTTCCAATGTCCATATGCCCGGCGCTGAGCTTGTCGTAGGTGGTGTCACCGTAGCCTTTATAATTCCACCGGGATATTTAGTTGACATTTAGTTCTCCAATCTTTCTTTAATTAGAGCAAACGGTGCTTCCCATTCGCCAAATATTTCTTGTCTTATTAAAGTCATGCTGTCGTAGTATGGGGTTGCTTCGCCTTCTAGTGCATATAAAAAGTATGGCATAATTGGTGTCACCACCCACGTCTCAATCCCCATAGCTGCAGCCAAATGACTTACAGACGTACAAGAACTAATAACTAAATCACAACTTGCCACAGCAGCTCTAGTATCTTCCCAACTATCAAGGTGCACTTGCTTAACCCACATCGGAGTAGCCTCTACACCAGCATCTCTTTGCAGGCTTATAAACTCGTATTCATCACTCTTAACAGCATCAAACATCAACTGGTAAGGAAACGCTTTATGGTGCTCATGTTCAAACTGAGTAGAGCCTTGCCATCTTAGACCAATGCGTTTCTTTCTTCCCTTTATTGTAACAGGTTTAGCTATATAAGGTGCACCACTAATATCTTCTAATTCAAAGCCTAACGGTACAATAGCACTCATACCAGCAACCCAAAAGTCATGATAGATACCAAAAACCGCTTCGTGCTGAATAACGCTAGATACACCCTCTACATTAACGAATAAAGATGCTAACTGACCAGAGCAAGCCACGATGACTTTACAGCCCTTTTCAGCGATATACTTCGCATATCTAACTTGGTGTATTTGATCGCCTAGACCACCTTCAAGATTTAACAGCACAATGCCTTTAGTCTTTCCATCCCACTGTGGTGTAGGTACATCGGGTTGTTTATTACCAAAGACTCCAGCAACACGCCCTCTATCTAACAACTGATAACCCTTTTGAATCTGACCTTGTCTTAAGAGATACCAACCACGGTTATAAGCAGCTCTATTGTTACTTGGTTCTGTAGCCTCTAACTTCTGCGCTATGCGCCAGCCTTCAGCAAAATCACCTGTAGTAGATGCCGCTAATTGAAGGTCTAAGTCATGTAAGTCCGGCATAGTTCTAGGAATCTCTAACCAAAACTCAGGCTGGCAGAATGAGCCATAGTAAGAACCTAGTACATCTTTTGGGTGCTCATTGTGTTGTCTTTCAAGAACAGGTTTCACATCATGCATACCTTTAGTACCATGCAACTGCTCATCATCCTCAGCTACAGTAGAACCATCAATAGCATTAAAGTCGTATTCAAAATCAGGTAATTCTAAAAAG